CCACCGCACCGGAGCGAAGCGGAGGTGGCGGTCGGAGCCGGTGCTCCGCGGCGGTAGGCCGAAGGCCGGCCGCGGGGCTTACCCGGGCGACATCCGCGAAGCGGAATAACGCAGGAGGACTAATATCTAACCCCGTCTCGCGGGAGGGGGATCTCGCACGAATCCCCCCTCCCGCGAGCGCCGAAGGCGCGAGCGGAAAATTTTTGGCCCTGTATCACGAGAGTTGATACACAGTATTACCTAGGGCCAAAAAGTGAGCTCTCAGCTCACATCCGGATAACTATCCGGATATCCGGATAACTATCCGGATGATATCCGTACATACGGATATATACCTGAACCGGTTCAACCGGTTCAACCGGTTATCCGACCGGATAACCAACCGGTTAACTAACCGGATAACCAATCGGTTAACTAACCGGTTACCATGGCACATCCATGCCACATCCGTGGCACATCCTCGAGAAGGTTCGAGAAGAGAAGGTTCTAGAAAAGAAAGAAAAGAGGGAATAAATACCTCATTATCGAATTTACCCAACGATGTCTCAATCCAAGTACTGGTGCTACACCCTCAACAACTACACGGAAGAGCAGTACGAGGCGTTCAAGCTTGTCCCTGCTCAGTACCATGTATTCGGCCGCGAAGTTGGTGCTTGCGGCACTCCCCACCTCCAAGGCTATATCGAATTCGAGAAGGCGATTCGTATGGGCGGTGTGAAGAATGCTCTCGGGACCGACCGTGTGCATCTCGAATTGCGCAAGGCGAAGGCGCATGAAGCGGCGGCGTATTGCAAGAAGGACGGCGAATTTCATGAGTATGGAACTCCACCAGCGGTCATTGCGAAGAAGGTCGACTCCAAGGTGCGCTGGCTCGAAGTACTTCGTGCTTGCCAGGCCGGGAACTGGTCGTGGGTCGAGGAGAACGAACCGTACCTCTGGCTGCTCCAGGAGAAGAAGATCCGGTCGCATTTCAAATGCCCGAAGTCCATTGACGTGCTGGACAATGAATGGATTTACGGACCAACCGGCACGGGCAAGTCACGGGCCGCTCGTTTGGAACATCCCGATGCCTACATCAAGGATGCTAGCTCCCATTGGTGGGATGGCTACAACGGGGAAGAAGTCGTCATTATTGATGACTTGGACAAGTACCACGTGAAGCAAGGTTACTACCTCAAGGTCTGGGCGGACCACTATGCCTTTCCAGCTCAGATCAAGGGTGGACAGCAGATGATTCGTCCGAAGAAGATCATTGTGACGTCCAACTATGCTCCGGAGGACATTTGGCAGGACTCTACCACCGTGGAACCAATCAAGCGCCGTTTTGCGATGCGCTACATTGGACCAGACTACGTGATTCCTCCCCCCCGTACTCCTTTTGTGTACCCTCCAGCTTTCAACTATGATTCGTCGAACGATGCGGACGACGAGGAAATGCTGTCTCAAGACCCTGAGTTTGTCCGGGCTTGTGACGTTCTCTCTCAGATGTCTCAATAATTCATTTTCAATTCATTTTCAATTTTGCCATGGCTCGGACACGTCGTGGTCGAGGTTTATCGTATAGTGGTCGCGCTCGGTCGGCCACAGCTAGTCGATTTCGATCGGCTCGTAGCTTGCAATATCGCGCTCATCGGGGCGCTATGGCTTTTCGTGCTCTTCAGTCGGCTCCTCGGCGTGCAACAGCTGAAGTAAAGACAGTGGATACAATTGTGGGCAATGCCGGTGGTATTGCGTTTCCATTGAATACGACGAACAACAACCTACAGTACTGCAATTTAATTGCGGTGGGATCAGGTTTCAACAATCGAGTGGGTCGACGCATTGAGATGCAGTCACTGCACTTAACCGGCTTCATCAAGCAGACGGCAAATACGACTACCACGAATGATTACGTCCGTATCGCGGTAGTGTATGATCGGCAACCGAATGGTGCAAGCACCGTGTTCAACAATGTGTTCCTGGATTATGATGCAATCAGTGGGACGTCTACAACCTCGCTCAGTGGACTCAATCCGGATGAGCGGGAGCGGTATGCTATTCTAGCCGATATTCGGTTGGAGCTTCCGGCTTCTAACCATACGAATGGTACAACCGGTTCAACCGATGGTGCAATGCCCAGCTTTGAAATCAACCGGTTTATCAAGCTACGCAACCTATTGACGCATTATAGCGCGGATTCAAGTCCTCCAGTAATTGGAGATATTTCGACGGGTGCTCTCTTTGTGATTACACAGGGTACATTCTCGTCGGGCAATGACGGCTGGCAGGCCGTTCTTAAGTGGCGGCTTCGCTATAAGGATACCTAATAAACAATAAAGAGCATTAAAAAGCATTAAATAACGTTAAATAAGGAAAGTTCGGTAGGCTACCTCGGCAACACTAACTGGAATGTTGTTATGAGAACCACCGCACCGGAGCGAAGCGGAGGTGGCGGTCGGAGCCGGTGCTCCGCGGCGGTAGGCCGAAGGCCGGCCGCGGGGCTTACCCGGGCGACATCCGCGAAGCGGAATAACGCAGGAGGACT